AAGGTTAAAATTGGTTTTAAAAACGTGGTTGCTGGCTATAATCCTACGAATGGCGACCTAAGCATTGAATATAGTAAACCTTTATAGAGTAAACCGTGTCTTTTTTTACTGACCCAATTAAAAAATTAAATCCATTTAAAAAATCTGCCACCCCTACTTCACGAACCACCGGAAACAATGAAAGTATATTCTCTTATCTTTTAAAAGGTGGTAGGCAGGATGGATATTCATTATATAAAAATGTTGCCCCAATTGGTCATGCCGTTGATATGATTGCGGAAAAAGTATCGCAATTGCAACCAGTTATTGTTGATCGAAATGGAGTTGTTGTGAATGAAGGTGGCGATATATACGAAATATTAAGAAAACCGAACTCTGTACAACGATACGCAGAGTTTATGATGCAAATAGCAACAGATTTCTTGATATACAACAACGCTTACGTCCATTTATCAAATAATACAAACTATAAATCCAAGTACATAACGCCAGTATGTGATAGATCAGTTACAATCACAGAGACAGAGGGCGTTCGGAATTACACAGTAAATAACACAGGGTTTTATTCATCAATCAACGGCATGTATTTGCAAAGACACAATGAAAACGATGGGCGAATTGTTGGGGCTAATGGATTAGGGGAATTAATTCACATAAAGGGTTATTTGGGGCAAAATGAAACAAAAGCAACGTCAAAGCTAATAGCCCTAGCCCAAGATGCTCAAATTGTTGAAAAATCACTATTACAAGTTGCTTCTTATTTGGATAGAGGGTATTCTGGGGCTGGTATTATTCAAACGCACTTTAATAATACAGCAGAATTTGAAATGTTTAAAAAGGATTTAAGTAATTACTATGCAGGCGCACAAAATGAGGGGCGCATGATGGCGATAAACTCTAAGGACGTGGCCTTTCACATGCATAGCAATCGAAGTAATAGGGATATGCAGGCTAATGAGAATAAAGAGCAATCTAAAATGGCCATTTATCAACGATACGATATCCCAGAGCCGTTGGTAAATTCAGGTTCACAAACTTACAATAACTACCAAACAGCCCTATATGCTTTGTACGAAAACGCAGTATTCCCAACATTCAACGCAATTTTTGACGGAATATCCGAATCGTTTATAAGCAGAGGGCTTTTAAAAAAAGAACACCGAATTGTATGTGACGCTTCAAAAGTTTCTGCAATGAAACTAAGAGAAGCCGAGGAAGTCCGTATGCTTAAACTAGCAAACGTCCTTACTGTAAACGAAATGAGAAGTAGATTAGGGTATGAGCCATTGCCAGATCATGGGGATGAAGTATACCGACCTATGTCAGAAATACCAATCAGCCAAGACCCCTACCAAGACCAAGGCGCAAAAAGCCAATGGGTAGATCAAATAAAGTCTTTAAGTGGTGAATATTCGGAAGACTACCTAAACAATTTATGGAATGACTACATCGGAAAGAAATAAAAGAGCAAAGCGAAACTTAACGCTTAAACTTGCACTAGAAAAAACATTTAGCCGTGACCTAGTATCGTATTTTAACGAGATCAAAAAAGATGTTGTATCGTTCTATACTGCTACTGGGCTGTTAATTAACGCAGATATATATCAAAAACAAACAGAAACGCTACTTGAAAGGCATTATAAGCGTGTTATACGCAATTTTATCAATGAGGGCAAGTATTCGTATAGAAAAAGTTTGGAAGCTAAAGGAATTGAGTATAAACAGGAGCAAGAGGAGGAAGACGAAAAGATTAAGGCTACGTCTGTATTAATTGCATTAGCGTTTGTTGAAAGCATTATTCAGCGAAGGGCATTGCAATTAATAGAAACCACAAATGATAACATTAAAGATACTGCTGCCAAAGCAACAAAAAAGGCCAAGGAATCTGGAACTAAGGTTCATGATGAAATAAATAAAGGTTTGGATAGAGCTTTTAAGTCAAGGTATGCCATGATAGCATTAACAGAAACCCAGTTTATGGCTGAGCGGTCTAAAAATATTGAAGCAGCGGTAATATCTAGGAATGGAAATGTTGACCCTAGCAGTATTAATGATGGCGTTGTTACTGGGAACCCTGATGTCAAGAAAGAATGGGCAGCTATCTTAGATGATCGAACACGAGGGGGGCATGCAATGGCTGATGGGCAAAAACAAAATATGAATGATCCGTATATTGTCAATGGTGAATATTTGATGTATCCCAGCGATACAAGCATGGGGGCATCGCTTGGAAATATTATAAATTGTCGGTGCAGTAGTCTATATGGTGTATAATGGAGTGAAAATGGAAAATAAAAACTTAGAATATAAAAATCTTGCGTTTGAAATAAAAGAGTTTAACAATGATGACCCTGATTACTTTTATTTTGAAGGATACGGATCAACATTTGGGAATATCGACCGTGGTGGCGATGTTGTGGTCAAAGGAGCGTTTGTTAAAAGCCTAAAAGAACAAATGCCTAAATTGTTATGGCAACATAAAATGGATATGCCTATAGGTATATTTACAGACGCTTACGAGGATGATTACGGGTTGTATTTAAAAGCCAAGATGCCAAGAGATGACAAATTTGTTTCTGATCGTGTTATCCCTCAAATGAAAATCGGATCAATTAATGAAATGTCCGTAGGATTTTATTTGACTGAAAAAGAATATGGAGAGCATAAGGGAGAGCAGGTTCGGTTTCTAAAAGAAATTGCGCTTTATGAAACATCGCTGGTAAGCATTCCAATGAATAAAGATGCTAAAATTAAATTGAAGTCATTTACTCCATTTCAAGACAGTTTGCCTATTTATGAAAAGGAATATGCATGGGTACCGTCTGAAGCGTTGGAGCGTGTCCAAAAAGAATTGTCAGTAGATCAACAAAAAACAGCTTTCTTATTCTATGACGAAAAAAAACAAGAAGGGGTGTATCAGATTGCCGATATTGTTGATGGTGAGTTACAAATAATCCCTAAGGCGTTGTTTTTGGCTAGTGCAGCAATTAAAGGGCGTAAGTCAGTGGATGGTATTGATGACATTAGCATGGCTGTGGAGTCAATTAATAAATACTATGACAAGATTGATGGCGTTGATAGCCCCTTGCAAAAAAACATGGTTCAACAGTTTGAGCAATTTGGGCATATCAAGGATGCATCTGACTTTTTAAAAGCCTATGGATTAAGCAACCAAGAAGCAACTGCATTTTTAGCTTGTGTCAAGAAAATCCAAGACAAAAAAGATATTGCCGACAAAATTATTGATGCTGAAAAGAAAGCAGCAGAAACTTTGTTGTCAGAAATAAAATCGAGTTTACAAAATATACAAGCAAAACTGTGATATATTAAATATCATAGATTTGTCAACACTCGGAATGAGTTGTCTATCGCAATGAATAGAGCATAATCAATTTTATTGTTTTATTAGATAATTACAGGAGTGTAAAAAAATGAGTGTAGAAGTAAAAACTACCGAACAAGGAGCTAATGCTGAGTTAGGTGCAGTATTAGAAGGGTTGAAAAGTATTGAAGGTGCTACTGGTGAGCAAAAGTCTAAAATTGAAGCAATTCAAAAAGATATTGACGCTTACGAAGAAAAAAACAAAGAGTTGACGCTAAAATCTGTTGAAGCAGCTAACGAGTTGAAAGCAGCCCAGGAGCGTCTAGAAACTTTGGAGCTTGCTATTGCTCAAAAATCTGTTGAAGCCCCAAAAAACTACAAAGAATCTGCCGAATATAAAGCTTTTAATTCTTTGGTTAAATCTTGGGATGTAGCTGCTTTGTCCGAAGCTGAGCAAAAAACATTGCGAACAGATGTTGGTGCAAACGGTGGGTACTTGGTTCCTGAGGTTTTGTCAACTGAAATTATTCGACAAATTGAGGAAATTTCAGATGTTCGCCGATTAGCCCGTGTTCAATCTGTGGCTGGCGTTAAAACGCTAAATGTGCCAGTACGAACTGGAATTCCAACTGCTTCGTTTGAAGGTGAACTTGAAGAAGGTGGAGACAGCCAATCTGCATACGGATCAGAAGCGTTGACCGCTCACGCTTTGCAAGTAACTACCCCTGTTACCCGTGACCAGCTTAATTTTTCTGGTTTTGATATGGCTAGTGAAATTCAACGTGACGCTGTACTAGCATTTGCACAAGCCGAAGGCCGAAGCTTTTTGACAGGTACAGGCGTTAAATCCCCAGAAGGTGTTTTGGTAAATTCTTCCGTTCCTTCTTTTGACACTGCCACTGCTGGTGAAATTTCATTTACTGATGTTGTTTTACTTTCAGCTAGAGTAAAAGCTGCATATAACCCAGTTTATTTCTTAAGCCGTGAAACATTGGCATACCTAAAAACTGAGCGTGAAGGGACTGACAATGGTTACTTGTGGAAAGCTGGTATGGGTGATGCCCCTAACACTATCAATGAGTTCCCTTATGTCATCATGCAAGACATGGACAAACTAACTGGACTAACTGGCCAAACTGCTGGCGACATTGTTGTTGGTTTTGGTGACTTTTTCTCAGGATACAATATTCTTGACAGTGTAGACCTTGA